TATGCGAGAAGTGCTTTTCATGGGTGATGAAAAACTCATCTCCAGGCATCTTTGTACCGGGCTTGCCGTAGCTCGCCGTGTTGGGATACCAACCAGCCTGAGTCGCACGCACTCTGATGTAATCGCCGTCCGCCATGTGCCCTCCTGTTCGTGGCCCCAAGGGGCCAGAGGATCAAGCCCTCTGGCCCCCATGAGGATCCTAAGCTGTTTATGAATCGAGCTTGAATCCAGGCGCGTACGCCATGTACGTCGTGGGCGCTTTGATGATGTGCGCCGTGTACGCCAGCGCGGAGATCGCCCCCAGCGTCACGCGACAGTTCACCGCCAGATACCGCAGATACTGCCCAGGCGCAGGCGGAATCGGCAGGATGATGCGCGTCTGCTGAATCGCCGCACTCGCGCTGGTGGCAATGTACGACGTCGAAGACGTCGCCTGGCTCGCCACCAGAATCGTGGGCGTGGACATCGCAGACGAGGCCGAGGTGATCAACTCAAAGTTGATCATCGACGCCGTAGCAGCGGACAGGCCGCTGGTGGTGATGATGATCTCAAGGAACAGGCTTTCACCCGATCCCATGTCGCGTCCCGCATTGGAGAACGGAGACGACGCCAGCGGCCCCAGATCCAGCACGTTGGTCGAGAGGTTCGTCGCCGTGCCGGTAGGAGTGCTGGACGAAGCACTAAAGATCAGTTCATTGTCCCGGATGGGCATTGTTCTTTCCTTTCCTAGTTAGAAACCACACAAAGACCGGCACTAGCGGGTCACCGTCGCTTCGGTGTTCAGGATCTGATCCACCCTGCGAATCGGAATCCCGCTGAACTGCATCATCCCCTTCTTGGGATTGCCGAACTGATCAAGGCTGTTTTCGATGGACAGCGCATAGTTCGACTGGCTCATCGCCTGGATTCGGAGCATGGAGTACACCGTGCGGTTCATGTAGAACGCAGGCTTGCCCATGCCGAACGAGGGGATGCGGTCGAGCGAACGCGACAACAGCTTGATCAAGTTCGCCTGCGAAGACTCCGCAACGAGAGCGGAAACGTCGATGTTGCAGATACGGACCACGTAACGCGGATCACGCACCGCAAGACCGAGCTTCCACTCCCAATACGTGCGGTAGGCTTCCATACGGGCCACGCCGATGCCGTTGGTGGCTCCGGTCGTGACCGTCACAAGGCCCTTGTCCTCCTGCACGATGCCAGCCGTGTTGCCCTGGGGGACGATGCCGTGGACGGTGTTGCCGCCCCAGACCACCAGCCAGATGGAGGTGTTGTCCGTGCCCGAGCCACCGCCATCCAGCATCTGATTGCTGTAGGACGAGGCCGACAGGGTGTAGTAGCGAGCAGGCGAAGCGAAGCCGTTGAAACGGTTCGGAGTCGCGCTGGCATCGCCGTACAGGATGACGCCCATCGCCAGCTTGTTCATGCTGGACAGGAAGGGCTGAGTCTCCGAAAGTCTGAACGCCGCCGTGTTGCCGTTCAGCTCGCACAGGTTCTTGTCGATTTCCGAGTACGTGGCGATGATGCCCATCGTCTCATCAACCTGCGCGGTCGTGGACTTCGAGGGCGTCACGCCGGTATTCAGGACACGGAAATCAACGCTGGGCTCGCCCGTCAGCACCGTGGTCCGGTGACTGGTAGGGCCGTTCGACTGCACCCACATCATGTCTTCCAGCATCTCGTTGTCCTGAGACAGCAGGTTGACAACATCCGAGGTCGAGCCATTGGGATCAAGCCGCTTCGCCCAATCCGCAAGGTTCAGGACCGTTCCGCCAAGAGTAGACATTTCTAATTTCTCCTTCGGTTAAAAGAGGATCACACGTGCTGGCTCTTGTTGAACATCCTCTTTGCCACGGCATCCGGACTCATGTCCCTGGCGGGGCCTGCGCCATTCGCACCAGGCATCACCATCTTGTCCGGCTTCATCGCGGCGTAGATGTTCGAAAGCAGCTCTGCCACCTCAACTTTGTAGGCATACCCGGACTCCTGAAGCATCTTCATGAGCGCAGGCGAGCCGTACTTGTTGAGGACTTCGGTCGCGCCTTTGTTGTATTCCGCAAGCCTGTCGCCGCCGAACTTGGGGTTCGCCTTCAGTTCATCAGCCCACTTCTGCTTGACCCCCTCATAGGCTTTGACCTGCGAATCAACATACTGCTTGAGTTCCGCCGACTGAGCGTTAGCCAATTCCTGCGCAACTTCAGGGGACAGAGAATGCTTGCTCGCAAAGGCGGCAATCTTCTCCTTGTGAGTGGCAGGCAGCAGGCTATCCTTCGGCATTTCGAGTTTCGAGTAATCGTGTTTGACGGGTTCGGTCTTGGGGGCTTCCTTGGTAGCATCCGCCTTGGCTGCTTCAGGCTTGATGGGATCGAGCAGCGTAGGAGCAGGCGCTGGAGTAGCAGCAGGAGGAGGCGTCGTCACCTGAGACTTGTCAGGAGTGAACGCCGCAGGTACGGTCGTCACTACCTGAGGCGTAGCCGTCCCAGGAGATCCAGCACCGCCCACCGTAGCCGCACTAACCGGAGCCGTCGCTACCACGCTATCCGCCATAATCAAAGCCCTCTTTCTTGATCAGCCGCCGCTTCCTGACGCATCAACACCACGAGCGCAGGGTCCACCTGTTCCAACTCCCGGAGCAGCATGAGCCCCGCGTTACGGAATCCCTCGTTGAAAGCCGACTGATACGGGTTGGTATCGAACGTCGGCAGGAATACAAACATCTCGTTCATCTTGTTCCAGTACCAGCGACGTCCCAAAGGGCTGTTGAGGATGAATCGCAGCTGATCCTCACGCGCACGATCCCGTTGCTTTGCTTTCTTACCAGCAGCGCGAACTTGCCGAGGATCACTAGCATTCCCCACCAACGGTTCAGATTCATCCGCCATCACGCCACGTTCTGAAGAGAGTTCTGTTGAGCGCCTTCCGCAAGCCTGGTCAAAGCGTTATCGTTGTCTTCTCCCATGGGAGATTGCGCGAGGTTCTTTGCCGATTGAGTGGCCGCCTGGACTGCGGCCAACTGCTGCGCCTGTTGCTGCTGCTTGGCACGCTGCTGGCGGATGGCAGCTACCTTGTCGTCATCCACCATGACGTCATTCTTCACGCCGCACATGTCGCCGTAATGTTCCACCATCTTGTCGCGGTTGACGACATCCAGCACCGAGGGGTCCACCTGAGCCACCTGAGCGACAAACATGGCAAAGCGGTCGTAACTGCCCAGCGCATTCGCCTTCTGAGCCTGCGCCATGATGGACACGTATTCCACCGCGAGAGGATGTCCCATCAGTTCAGGAGGAGGAGGCGGAATCATCCCGAAAGGATTCATGCGCGAACGGCCACGTTCCAGCAGGATGTTGAACACGATGTCAATCAAAGGATCGAGCATGTCCTGATTGAGTTGTTCCAGCACCGGCCCAAGATCCAGCATCTTCTCTTGCTGCTTCGCGTGGATCTCCGCAGCCGTAGCACGCTGAGGACGATCATCGTTCAGAAGCATCCGGAAAGTATCTTCATGGTAAGCTCTGCTGATCCGGCGTTGATGGGCAATGATCTCCTCTTTCATCTCCGTGATGTTGTAGGCAATCTGGTAAGCAGGCACGAAGCCATCCTTCCCCTGACTAGGCGTGAGGTAGTTCACTTCCCCAGGCAGCACGCTCAACTTGGCATTCTTCATCTGCCCTTGAGCGTTCATCGGGGGATTGATCTGCTTTTCAATCGCCTGTGCCTTGCGCTTGTGCATGACCTGGAGGGCTTTGGCATCACCGATGGCGATGGTACCGGGACCATCCGTGCCATAGACGTCTTCGCCTACGATGCTCCAGCGAGGGCACAGCACGGGGAAATAATCGTATCCGCTCTCGCGCAGGTACTTGTCATCGGTCATCACCTGACCGCCTGAGACGTTCCCTGCGTTCGTGCCGCCTAGCTGATTCTCAAAGTAGCAGCTGGAGAACTTTTTGTATTTGCTGTCGAGGGCTCCAGGGCGGTAATCCTCGTTCGGGAGAATGAAGTGCAATACCTCAATCCACGTTTCGGTATTGCCGTTGTCCCAGAGGTTCCGGCAATAAGGGCTAATGTTCGTCCAGTCGATTTCCCCATGAGGACCATCCGGCCGGCCAAACTCGCCCACGATCTGCCGCACCGTCATCTGAAACCTGCGCATGAACACATTCACGCGCTTACGGGCATCCTGAGCGATGTAGTACGAGCCGAAGGGGAATACCTGGGTGATGATGATGTCCTCGTCATCCGGTTCGATCAGCATGGCCGAGGTGAGGAACGTAGCGACATCCGTATAGACCTGCGGGAATGAGTTGTAGATATTCGACTGGATAAGTGTCGTCCGCATGATGTCGGTGACATCATCGAGCCATTGCTTGACCCCCCAGCGTTCATTGGTCTTGCTGTCAGAGGTCGTGAGCTTGAACCACGGGGTAGCAGGCGACGTGAGCCCCGCCACCATGCCGCCGCCGATGGTGAATGCCGCCATGGTCGCCGTGCTGTCAATGATCGAGGTGTAGCGTTTGTTGCCACGGTTGGCATCGGTGGTGAAAAACCTAGTCCTGCGCGGCAGGATGTACTGGCTGATTTCCCGGGCCTGACTATCAAAGCTGCTACGTTCCAGCTCCATTGCTGACCGCAGCTTGAGCAGCCGAGACTTCTTGTTTTCGGTATACGCCATTTAAATCCCGAGTAGGGTACCCCTTGTGGTGGACGCTCCACCCGGTAAGCCTAGAGGACTGGTAAACTGAGTGCGGGAAGCATTCTGATAGCCGCTGGCAAGCGCACGCTGCCTAGCCTGGACCTGCTGTTGCTGTGCTTGGGCATCCTGATCCTGCTGGGCCTGATTCTGCTGCTGAGTGGCCATGAGCGCAGCTTGTTCGTTGGCCTGATCCCGAGCAGCATCCGTAGCGGCACGTTGCTGCACGCCGGATTCATGGACTCCGTAGGCGGTCGAGCCTACCGCAAGAGCAAGACCGATTGCGCTGAAGGCCATTACTTGTCCAACCTCTTGACCCAGATTTCATCCATGATCTCGTAGCCGAGGCGTCCTAGCATCGGGCCATAGTTGAGGTCTTCACGGTGCTTGAGGTGGTGGACCGTGACTTGCACGCCTTCGGCTTTCAATTGCTCATCGCACCACTTGATAAAACGTATTCCAATGAGCTTGCCGCGAAGGGTGGGATCTAGGTACAGCACGTCCATTGCGGCCTGAAGAGAAGTGCTGTAATGCGGATTCGTGGTTACGAAGAAGCAGGCGTAACCCTGGAGTTGCTGACCATGGCGGATTGTGAAGATCCGCAATACGCCCATGTCGGCAGCGCGTTGGTATTTCCCCCAGTCAACATTCAGGGGAATGTCGCCGTAATGGGCAACCTCAAGATAATGAGCTTGGAGTAATGGGCCTATTTCGTCAGCCAGAACGGACGAAAAGGCAACTCTTGAGAACTGCGGAGACAGGATTTTAGTGGTTTCTTGATGTTTGGTTGGCTGAACGGCTTCTGCCATCTAGGCATGATTATGATTGGCAATCTGCAAATGTCAATCGCAAAATGCGAATCTCGCTAGTGGCAATTAAAAAGCCCGTACACCAGATTAGTGATGTACGGGCTGAATACCTAAGCCCAGACTACCCTATCGAAGCCAACGCAAGCTAAGCCGACCGAAGGATAGCGCAGACAACCTAACTCAACAGAACCATAGTTTACCTGACGCTACTGGAGCGGACGAGACGAGACGGTAGCGAACACGACGTCACCCAACAATAGCGCACGTCACCTCGCGTCAATCTCTTTCCCACTTCTCAATCAAAAACTGCCCGAAGATGCCCTTCCGATTGGGCCTGAAGTCGCCAAGCCCGCACCGAACGCCAGCGATATCGAACAGCTCGCGCATGGTCATTTCGGCAATCTGGCGGGTATCAATCGTAATGTTCACAGTGAACGCCCATTCATCGAAACGAGGGCGGCACAGCACCACCAGCTCGCCGCCGTTCGGATTCCGCCCCTGGCGAAGATCCACCTCCCAAGGCTTTGGAGCGTTGAGGGCGATGGACGTATCATCCAGCGTCAGGAACGTTGGCAGGGCCGTAGACTTCGCCGTGCTGATCTGCTTCTTCCCATCCAGACGCACATGCTGCCCAGCGGCCACGAGGCAGGAATACAGCATATTCACCGGCAGGTACGGCTTGCCGTCCAGATCAACATAGACCTTTTTTTCGCACTCCTCACGCGGAGCGGGACGAGGAGCGCCCTTCGGGGCCTTCACCTTGTCGCGGATCTTCAGCAACTCCTCTTCGCTCACGCGGTTCATGAGCAACGGAGTCTTACCACGACAAGTAACAGCGACATGAAGGAGTTCATTCGTAACACGACGCGGGGTAGCAATTGAGTTTGTCATAAAGTTCCTTACGTTAGATTAGCTTACACAACGAAAGGCAACACAAGAGAACGAGAGCTGACCCAACCGGACAGCACATTACCCCTTAAAACTCGTGAGGCGTGCCGGGTCCGCTGATAGGCAGGTTGCTACACGAGACAAAACAGCGGGTGGACCGGCACGCTTCGCGGGTTTCGATGAGTCTCATGTAGCGAGATGATGATAGCACATGAGGCTATAGATGCAAGGCTATTTAGACAGCCTCTCCAGTACAATTGCTGCCGCCGTAGGTAATGCCGGGATCAAGTGTAACTTGATAGCATTGACCTACGCCGTATTGGAATGCTCTACCGCCGGTACATCCAAAGGTAGCATTAGGCTGCAAATCTGTCATGCCATACACCTTGCTGATTATAACCTCGCAATCGTTCGCCTGACTGACAGCCTTAAAGCCAGCATCCAAAATAATCTTCCGGGCTTCCGCGTCACTCATTGGCAATGGCAACTTCTTAACGAATGGCACAGCGAACAGCAGACCTAGGAAGTTTCTACGGTTCATTCTATATCTCCCTGTATCTAATCGTTCCAACTTGAAAACCGTACTCAGACCGATCCGGAAGCCAAGTGATGTCTACCGCGATAATCTCATCGCAAAGCAGCTTCCCGCACCACTCACA